TGTCTATGATTGACCAATGTATGCGACCAGACTTAACGTTAGGTCAGGTATATAAAAACTTACATTTAGTTGCTGGACTTGACCCTGCATCAGCAGGATACCAAGCATCAGTACTTTGGGGTATTGATGTATATAGAGCTGAATTATATTTAGTAGATTTAGAAAATAGACGAGGGGGCGGAGTAAGGGCTGCACTTGACCAAATATCTGATTGGCTACATAAATACGATTGTAGACATTGGATAGTAGAAGAAAATGGTTTCCAAACTGCTATTAGACAAGATGAAAAGATAAAAGAATTTACTTTACGTTCAGGTGTACAGATACAGGGACACTTAACTGGAAAAAACAAACATGACCCACTATATGGTGTAGGTGCAATGGCTGATTTATTTGAAAATAAAAAAATACATTTACCTACTGGTGATGGTGGTTCAAATGCAAAGATACAGCAATATCGACAACAACTGTTATACTTTGATGGAAAACCTGTTTCAAAGCGAAACAAGGAAAAAACTGATATAGTTATGGCTAGTTGGTTTCCGATGAAGGTTTTTAGAAGGCTGCAGAAAGAACGGGCTGCTGATATAGGACTAGATTACACACCTAGTTATGGAGAGTACAAGATGACAGATATGAATGACGCACCATGGGCATAGAAAATTTAGACGTTAAATCTTACAAAGAAATAGTTAGAAATGCTGCTGAGTTAACTACAGGCAAATTAACACAAGAACGTCAAGTTTCTAAAGCAAGAATTAAATCAATACTTAATGGTGGTGCAGATGGTATTAAAGCATTACTAGGTAACACAATGGAGACCTCTGATGCTGACTTACTACCAGCTCCTAACATGTTGCAGTCTGGTATTGACCGACTTGCACAAAAGATTTCAGGTATACCTCAAGTACGAGTAGATGTACCAAACAGTAATGACTCTACTAGAAGTAAAATACGTGCAGAAAAATTAGAACGTATTGTTAGTAACTATGATGACAAACAAAATTTAAGTTTACAACTAGCACAAGCTGCAAGATGGTTGCCAGGATATGGTTACTGTGCTTGGGTAATAACAACTAAAAGAGATAAGAATGGTTTTTATTATCCATCTGCAGAACTAAGAGACCCTTATGATACCTTTCCAGGTAACTTTGGTCCTGACCAACAACCTAGAGAAATGGCTGTTGTTAGAAGAATACCAAGATATAAACTTGCTCAAATTTATCCAGAGTTTGCTAAAGAGATTTTAAAAGAAGATGAGGATGATAAAGAGAATGATAATTACTCTGATACTGCTACACCGTTTATGTCTTATGAAGGTGCTAGAGAACAGAAATGGGAAGATAACACATACTCTGGTGTAAGAATAATTGAATACTATGACATGGGTGGTACTTATGTTGTATTCCCAGAACGCAATATGATATTAGATTTTATACCTAACGTATTATCAACACCACCATTTGTGTTTATGAAAAGAGTTTCTTTCGATGCATTAAAAGGACAGTATGACCATGTTATAGGTTTGATGTCTATGATGGCAAAAATAAATATTATGTCATCTATTGCAATGGAAGATGCTGTGTTTACAGAAACTAACATATCGGGAGAGATAGAATCCGGACAATACAGAAAAGGTAGATTTGCGGTAAACCATCTAGCTCCAGGTACACAAGTTTCTAAACCACAGAACAATATACCGTATCAATTGTTTCAACAAGTTGATAGATTAGAACGACAACTACGTATGGTTGGTGGTTACCCAGTTACTGATGACTCACAGTCACCTAACTCTTTTGTTACTGGTGCTGGACTATCAGAACTTAACTCAACTATGTCATTAATGATTAATGAGTATAGAGAAATTATAAAACTTGCAATAACCGAAATGGACTCTAAGAGATTAGAAATGGATGTAGTTCTTTCTTATACACAAGAAATACAGAAAAAACCTATGGCTGGTTTCTTTAATGGTTCTGCTTTTACAGAAAACTATAATCCTCTTGCTGATATTGGTGGGGATTTTAGAACAAGACGTATTTATGGTGTTATGGCTGGATTTGATGAACCACAAAAAATTGTAACTGGTTTGCAATTATTACAAGCTGGTGTTATAGACACAGAAACTTTACAAGATAACATAGATGGCTTAGACAATATAGCTAAAGTACAAGAACGTATACGTAAAACTAAAGCTGAACAAGTGTTATTTGATTCTATACTTGCTAGAGCAGCACAAGGTGATGCATCTGCAACTATGGCAGCTATAGCTATTTACGAGTTCCCTAATGAAATGACAGCTATTATGAAACAGTTTTACACTCCTGAAGAACCACAGATGACACCTGAACAGGAGATGATGATTCAACAACAAATGATGCAACAGCAGATGGGAGGACAAGGTGGACCGCCAACAATGGCACAAGCATTTGGAATGTAGTATGGATGAATATTTAGAAACAGAGTTTTGGGATATGATATATCAAGAATATGGTGTGGAAGATGAGCTAGATATATTATCTGAAAACATATGTGAAATTATTATGCCTAGAAAAGGTATTATTATTTTAATTACAAAGGATTATAACGATGGCAAAGAAACGTTCTAATAGAGGCGGATATAGACAACCTGCTAATCCTGCACCTGTAGCTACACCACAAGGTGGGCAAAGGACTGACGGAGGTCCAGGTAGTTCTAAACAACCTCTTAGAAGGCTTCCAGACGCTGATTACGGTGCAAATAAAGCATTTGTTGAACAACAACAAGCAGCTCCCCTACCTTCACAACAAGGCATAGTTACACCTAATATCTTTGCACCTACTGAAAGACCTACTGAACCTATTACTGAAGGTGTACCAGTAGGACCAGGTAGTAGTGGTGTGCGAATGACTGACAATGTAGATATGATGCTACAAGCTATGTATGAAATAAATCCATCACCAGTTATATTAGAGTTAATAAATAATAGGAATAGATAATGGGTTTTCACCTTTTTGATGAAAACGAAGAAATGGATTTTATCTTAGGTAATACCTATGATGATTTACAAATTGGTCAACTAAATACACAGTTTGCATTACAACCTCAAGTTGTATCTGAATTAGAAAAAGTAACTGAAAAGTTTCAAGTACCTGCAGATATAGCATTACCTTATGTTTTAGCAGGAGGTACAGCTGAAGCAGATACTATGAAACAAATTGCAGATGATGTTGCTTACAATCGTGCTAAAAAAGAAGCTGTTATTTGGGAAGAACTACAAGAAAAATATCAATACGAATCTTTAGAAGATAATATGAAAATGACTTTAGGTACATTACTTAAAGGAGATGCACAATTAGGTGTATGGGGATTTGCAGGATTAGATGCACTATTTCAAACATTTGGACCATCAGGTAAATGGTCTCTTGCTGCTAGCGCTCTTAACAAAGCATTACCTGGTCAACCTATGGTAGTAGGTAGGTCACAAGCATATTTAAGAGATTTAAAAGAATATGACGATATGTTACAAAAAGGTTATACCAAAGCTGAAGCACAAGCAAAACTACAAATTGATGTATCTTTTACTGAAGTAGAAAATATTGGTAAAGATACTAACTTAAGAGGTGATATACGTAAACATCTTGCCATGATGAAAGAAGCTAATGATATGGGTGGTGAAGCTGTTTTATTTAACATGATGCGTCAAGTAGTTAATGGTAAACCAGTTAACTTTGACAGGGGTACAAAAATTACTTTAGAGTCTGTTAAAGCAGAAGATACACCTTATTACATTGATTTAATTAACAATTATGGTTATACACCAGAAGAAGCTCGTAAATTTATTTACAATAAAATTGGTGAGCCAATCAAAAACTTTGACGAGAATGGTGAAATTAACTACACATCAAATGTTAAACCAAATCAAATTAATTTTTACGCAGGTAGAAGAAAACAAAAATATTTTTTTATGGGTGACAAAATGGAACAAGATTTATACAAAGAAGATTGGACCGATAAAAATATACTCTTGGAATACTCTCCAGGTAAAGTACATACTGGACAAATATACGAACCAGGAACTAGACAGTTTGATTTAGCATCTGGACTTATTGATGCATCATATCAAATAGTACCTGAAATATTTGGAGGTAAGGGTATAAGAGGCGTAAGAAATTTAAGAAAAGGATTTACACGTGTTAACAAAGCTATGGAGTTATCACAACAATTAGGTCGTGTTAAAAAAAGTGGTAAGATGCAAAGTCTTAGACCTATGGCTATTGCTAATCAAATTGCTAAAGAAGCCGCAGGTGAAGTAGACCCTTTTATTGGTAAAGGTAACTTTAGTAAAATAACAAATTCTAAAACAGGTAAGTTAAAATCATTAGATGAAGTAACAGTATCTAAAAGAGATATATATACCTCGACACGTAAAACAAATAAAAACCATACTTTTTTTGGTAAAGTACCAAGATTGTTTCAAAATACTAAAAAAGAAATACTCAATGACCCTGTTATGGTTGATTACTGGAAAGCTTTAGCAGCAACAGGTATTGATGATTTAGCTTCTGTATCTACTAATCCAATGTTATCTAAGATGCATCCTTCAATATTAAATGAACTTGTTTTAGAAAACGATTGGAGAAAAATTAGAAAGATGCATGGAGACATGATGGATACAGGTTATGCCATTAAAGATGAAGCAGGTAATGTCAACAAGTATAAGTTAGAACAATTTTATCAAGACGGTAGATTACCAGTACGTGGTTCTTTTGTTCTCAATAAACTTTTAAGAAATACTGCTAAAAAAGGTACACAGCTACAACAAAAAGGTGGAGTTTATGGTAACACTATGGGTACAGCTTTATCTGCATTAGGTGATGAAACAGCTGCATATCGTAGTGCAGGTAGTTACTTAGGAGAAAAAGCACGTAAAGGTAAAGAAACTTTAGGTAAGGTAGTACCTTTTTCACCAGAAAGAAGATTTAGAAAATTAATAGACCCTAATGACGTTGATGGAAAAATCCTCGATGATTTAGATTCTTTAGGTAATAACATTGGACCACAGAAAGCTTTAGATAAAGTAGGTGGACCTCAATTAGAATTTGAAAAATATTTAGGTTTTAGTTCTAACTTTAACTCTACATACAATCCATACTATAGAAAGTTACTTGGATTTATACCTGAACAAGGAATACCTCTTAATAGTTTACAAAACGGTTATACACAATTAGTAAGTCATTTACAAATTAATGGTTATAGCCAAAGAGATATGTCTCGTAGATTAAAACAATTTTTAGATTTAGATTTTAACGATAAAAGAAGTATACGTGAATTTACTAAAGTACAAGCTGAAGAAGATTTAGCTTTAGTAGCTAAACGTGGTGGTCAATGGGAGTATGTTGTTAGAGCTACTAATGAACAATTTAAAGCAGTTGACAAATCTAAAATCTATGCAGCAGGAAGAAATAAAAAAATAATACCTAACACAGGTAGTGGTTATGAAATGTACACAATAAAAGCACCTGATGGTTCTTCTGTAAATATGCCTATGATGACTGGTTCTATGTTTTCTGAAATGACAGACAACATTGCTCCGTTATTAGATTACAGAATTATACAAGGCTCAATGAGTCGTATGTTTAAAGCTTATGATAAAGATGTTGAAATACAAAAAGTAATGACTAAAAATATTAGTGATGCTGTGGAGTATGGTAAATATAAATTGAATCAAGGTTTTGGAGATGCTACTAGAGTTAATCCTTACGAAAAAGGTGTAATTAGTGTAAAGAAATTAGAAGATGACATGGTTACTAATATGCTCAGTTTTTATACACGAAACGTATTTAAGCCATTAGTACTTGCACGATTTGCTTTTTTTACTCGTGTATTCTTAGAAGAACAAGCACGTATTGCTACAGCAGGTTTATCAGGTTTATACAATCATCCTTTTAAATATGTACAATGGTTAGCTTCGCATAATCCTAATTCTAAATTAGCTAAGTTACCTTTTATTAAAGGAGCAGAATACAATGATGATGGAGTACAGTTATTACAATCATTAGAAGCTATGGAAGCTGCTAAAAATAGTTTTAAACCTACACAATTAATTGGGCCTGGTTCTAAAAATAAAAAACATACAGAGTATTTAGCTAAATCAAAAGCAGAGTTAACACAAAAAAAATATGCAAAACATATGTTCTTTGAACTAATGTCTTTACGAAATGACCCTATAGCAAGAAAAGTTGCAGAGTATGGTCATGGTTCTAAAGACTTAAATAAATGGTTAGCATCACCAGCAGGTAGGTCAGCAAGAATGGACTTATTTAATTATGGTGGTAACAAATGGCAAGAGATTATTAAAGACGGTGATTTCTTAGACCAACATATTCAGTATCTTGAAACAAGAATACGTATTAAATCTGGTGGAAATATTGATTGGCAAAAAGATGCTATAAAACAAAAAGGTGGTAAGTATAGATACAAACTTGAAACAGAAGAATTAGGTAATATTGATTTACGTAATGCTATAGCTAAAGGAAAGCTATTAGATAGAAATGGTAAAGAACTAGATTTTTATGAAAATGCAGATAAAACTTTAAGAGGTTTTAAATTAAAACCAATTATGGATGAGTTTGAGCATTTGTTATCTGGTGGATTAGATGTTGGTGACGTTAAAGTTACAAGAAATGTATTAGATGAAGCTGACCAAGGAAGTCTTGCACAGATTGAAGAAGGATTAGATGCAGCTTTTCAAGTATTGTTTGATAATCTTATGACTAAACCTATTGGTTATTTAAATAGGTCTCCTGTTTTTGTACAATATAGATGGGAGTATATATCAAGTAACTTTAATAAATACAGTCCTACATTACAAAAGAAATTTATTAAAGAAGCACAATCACAAGCAGTTCCTAATGCAACTCTAAGAGAACTTAAAGGATTAATGGCTACACATAAAAAAGGTACGATAGCTGATTACGATGTTATTAATGTAGAAAGTAAAGCATTTGGACTAGCAATGGTTAAAAACTTACTATATGATACAAAACAAAAACACGCTATATCAGATAAATTATTAAACATATTTCCTTTCGCAGAAGTTTGGTTTGAAGTATTCCAAACATGGGGAAAGCTATTAGTAGAAAACCCTACTGTATTACGTAAAGCACATGTTGCTTTGCGTGGAGGTACATCTGCTGATGCATTAGGTAGTAGTTCTGAAGATGGATTCTTTTCTCCTGACCCAAGAAATCCAGATGATGATATGTATGTATTACCATTTGGTGGGTATTTATCTAGTCAGATTTTTGGTGATGATTCTAATACACGTATATCACCAAGAGGTTATGTACAAGGTGTTAACTTATTAGGACAAGGATTTGTACCTGGACCTAACCCATTAGTAGGATTTGCTATAAATAAACTTATACCAAAACATGGTACAGTTTCTGAATTAATTAGGGAACAAGTTTTTGGTGACTTTCCTCCACCAGAAGATGTTGGAGATATTATAGCTATATCACCTGTATATAAAAAATTAAGAGCTTCTTATGTAGATAAAGAAAATTTTGAAGTAATAACTGACGACAGTAAAGAAATATATAGAATGCGTGCTAATGCTACTAATGATTTGTATAGATATGGTATGGCATCAGGACAAAATAAAAAACTATATAATGAAGGTAAATTAAATACTTATCTCAATGAATTGTTTCCTAATCAATGGACACCAGAAAGTGTTACACAAAAACAAATAGACGAAGCTTATATGGAATATGCTAAAGAAAAATCAGGTACATTATTTAGAATGCAGTTTTATTATCAATTTATAGGTCCTACTGGTTTTAAGCCAGAGTATTTCTTAAAAGATGAAAGCGGTAAGTTATGGGGACAAGCTGTATTATTTGAGGAATACAATCGTATAAAAGAAGAAAATGAAGGTAATGATATTGCTACATACAATGAATTTTTTGAACTATATGGTGTAGAACATCCTTGGTTAATGAGTCCTAAATCACAGTCAGAAACAGGTAGACAACCTTCTAGTGTACGTGTACAAAAAGTACAAGCAGAAAATCCTGAAGTATTTAAACAACTTAAAGTTAGTGGTTATTACTTAAACATTGACAATCCTAACGAAGAAAAAAATTGGAATGATGTAGTTTATGATAAAAACTTATTATCACCTGACCAATATCGTAGAGGTGTAAATGATACAATAGGTTTCTTTAGGTATAAATCTTATTCAAGAAACTTAGATGCTTTAGATATTGGATATGAAAAGAAAACTTTATTAAAAAGAGTTTATAGAGAACAGCTTAAACAAACACTTCCTGGGTTTCAAGCAGATGAATATGGCCTTACTACACCTCCTTCTACTAAAGATATATTTAATGAAATGCGAGAAAAGTGGAGAAGTATACCTTATGTTATGGAACAAGATACTGGTAAAGGTTTTGCAGAAATAATGCCTTACTGGGAAGAAATGGAACAGATATCATTAGAGTATGGAACAGATACTTGGTGGTTAACATCTAATGATACACAAGCTTTGAGTATGAGAATTTGGATGTATAATAAAGCACAACAAATAATACAGGAATATCCTGAGTTTTGGGGTGTATGGAATGGAGTTATGTTAAAGTTATATAGAGATGACTTCGAAGTATTGGATTATATAGGCAAATAAATGGCAACAAAAGAAGAAATATTAAAACTATTAGCTGAATATTCTGACATGATGGGTGAAATACCTGATACAGGTATATACAACATAGTAACTGTTATAAACAATTTAGAAGATAACATATATTTTTCTGATAAACCAGAGCTATATGCTGAACTTAAACAAGCTAACTCTGATAAAGATTTAGTTAAAATGAAAGAAATTTTAGATAAAGCTACTGGTTCTAATGCTGGTATATCTTTTGAACTTGAACAACTTGAAAAAGAAAAAGGTATGCAATTACCTGATGAACAACGTGAAGCTTTAGACCAACAGTTAAAAAATATAGATAATGATGTAGCTAATGGTACATTAGAACCTGATGCAGCTCAGACATTAAAAGATGAAACCATAAACCAAGCTTTTTTAATTAACCCAGAAGAAGGAACTAATCTAATAACTGGAGAAGATGGTAAAAAAACTGTATCTACAGGATATTTTTCTACAGTATTACATTCACATATCTTTGCACAAGATGCATCTGTACCAGAAATAGTACAGTTTCAAAATTATTTAATTGAAAATGGTCTTGCAACAGACATGGATTTTGCTGGTACTAAAGGATTATATAGCGACACATTAAAACAAAAGATACAAGAAGTAATGTTATGGGCTGATTCCAACTTAGATGCTGGAGTAGGTACGTCATTACATGAAAAAATTATGAATCAACCTCCTTTGTTTTTTGCAGATGTTCAGTATCAAGAAATGGATTTATCTTTTGAAAGAAACTTATTTGGTCATGCAGTAGAAGAAATGTCTAGAAGAAAAGCTGCTGGAGATGACATTAGTTTATCTGAAGAAATTAAAGCTATGGCACAACAATACATGCCTCCTAAACCTAGTGTGTTAGAAGATATGGTTGAGTCATACTTTGTTGCTAATACAGGTAGAAGTCCTACTGCTAGTGAGTTAAATAATTGGTCAACAGCTTTAGCAGATAGTTATTCTGAATCTTATGCACAAGCTGTAACATTTATGGAAAAATCTGCTGAGTGGAAATTAACAGGTAAACCTACTTACACTACACAAGCAGGTATAGACCCTATGACAGAACAACCTAAAACTACATTTACACAAACAGGTACAGAATATAACTTAGATGAATTATCACAATATCAACCTATGACACCTTCAGAAATATTTGAAACTAAATTTGAAGAAGAACTTGAATCTGATATAGATGCTTTTACAGCTGGTAAAGAAATGAAAGAAATGCAGAATAAACTTTTGTCTGCTATGTACGGAAAATAATGTTATCTGTTATATCACAAGCTTCTAAATCTGTATATGATGCAAATATTACATCATACGATAAAAAATATAAAATGTTAAGTAACTTAGCTGAACGTAATTTTACATATGATAATAAAAAATATAGAAGTGTAGAACATGCATATCAAACATTAAAGTCAGGTAAATTTGATGAAAATATATATACAAAATATTTACAAGCAGATTTTAAAAATGGTATGGGTCCTAAATTAGTAGGACGTATGGGTACGTATAGACCTGTTACAGATGGTTTAATGAAAAATTTAATAAAAGAATCTTTAGCGCAAAATCCAGACAAGTTACAACTATTATTAAAAACAGGTAATGAAAAATTAACACACACAATAGGCAATGATTATTGGACTAATAGATTTCCTGAAATTTTAACAGAGCTTAGAGATGAACAGATAAGTGCAACCCCTAAAACTAAAACACCTACATCTAAAAATACATTGAAAATATATTATCCATATGCAAATAAAAACAAAACAATTAATCATGCAAACTCATATAAACAAATTGTAGAAGCACAAAATCCTGGTTTAACTGTAGAGTTAGTAGATAATAAATCACAATCAGATATGGTATTTGGTCGTGGACAAGGTATGGGTAATCCTTTTTCAAGTGAATCATCACACAAAGAAGTAATAGTTAAAACAAGATATTTTGATGAAACAATGATTATGTATGAAGCATGGCTTAAAGGTGAACCTATGCCAGAAGGTACAGTTCCTATTACACCAGAACAACAAAAAAGATTAAATGCTTTAAAAGCAGAATGGGATAATAAACTAAAACCTTTTAAATCTAGTTCATCATTTGAAACTGTTAAAAGATATTCAGTAGAAGATTTACGTAATAACCCAGATAAAATATATATTTTTGGTGATAATACAGAAGGTTGGGGTAAAGGTGGTCAAGCAATTGTACGTGATGAATCTAATGCATTTGGTATTTCTACTAAAGATAGTCCTACACAATTTATGTCTGATAATAATTTTGAAGCTAACAAAGCAAAAATAGATGCAGATATAGCAGCTATTAAAGCAGATGGTAGACCTATTGTATTTCCTGAAGATGGAATTGGAACAGGTAGAGCAGATTTAAAAAATAAAGCTCCTAAAACTTGGAATTATTTAGAAGAACAAATAAATGAATTAAGAGGTAAAACTTCTAATAATGCAGGTGAAATTAAATTTAACCAAGTAGACCCTAATCCTCGTTACCCTGAAAGAACAAAATATAATGCAGTCAATTCAGATATAACTTATGATTTTGCTAAAGGTGCTGTGGGTAGTGGTGCTACAAAAAAACATGCAGGAAATAAGTACAATTGGGTTGGTATTAATGATGATGGATTAATGACTAAACCAAAAAAACCTTTGGCAGAAGCAATAGCTAAAGATTTGTTAGATGGTAAAACTGTCAATATAGCTGGACATGGTATTTATAAATCTACAAGAAGAGGTTCTGTAGGTTTTACTAGACCAATGGCACAATCTGTTATAGATAATGAAATGGTTGAATTATTTCAAATAGTTGATGAGATTACTGGAGATAATCCAATTACAGGAAAAGTTATTTCTGGTGGACAAAGTGGATTTGATAAAGCTGGAGTACAAGCAGCACATTTGTTTGGTATTCCTACTGAAGTAAATTATTCAGGAAAAGGTTTATGGAGAGATAGTACTGGTAAAGATATAGATAATTTTGATTCATTTAAAAAAAGATTTGATACCTTTGGACCACGTTCAGTAGGTGCTGCACAAGTAAATTTAGAAGGACAAGTAGATAACATTTCAAAAAAATATAATTTGCCTAAAGGAACTACTAAAAAGTTTCTTTCTTCTTTTGCTAATAATGTTTTAGACCCTATGGAATCTATTATAGTTAAAAGTCTCACAGCTGTAGGATTAGGAGCATTAGCTGGACCATTAGTAACTTATGAAATATCTAACATTCTTTTAAATATGTTTCAAAAAGGTGAACAATCAGCTGCAAAAATACAATTAGCAAACTCTGCAATTTTTGGGGAAGCTTTAGGTTTAATAGAAGACTCTTCAGAATATACCGAAGGTTTAGAATTTGAAATTATAATAGATGCTTTAGAAGGTGTTGTAAATTTTTCAGAAATGTCTCCTGTTATGTATGCAGAAGATAAAGCATTACAAGTTCCTGTTATCCGAAAAGGTGTTGATACTGTTATGAAACCTGTTTCAAAAGTTTATGATACAAGTAAAGATTATTTAAAAACAGGTGGACAACATCTTATAGATGCTGCTTCTAGAATTGGAAGGACAATTACAGAATGAGTTATAAAGTAAAATCAGATAAATCAGCAGAGCTTATGTACATAGCAGACACTGGTGAATACAAGATTATAGTAGACGTTGGCGATACAATATACGTATTTGATACACCAGCAGGTTCTACATTGTCACAATTAACTGACTACCAAATGGTTGAAGGTGAGAATGAAAAAAAAGTTAGAACAAAACTTGGTATTTATGTAACAGATAACACAACTTTTAACTCTGGATTTTACAACAATGATAGATTAGTAAGCGTTCCTATAAACGTTAATCAAATAACACCTGCTATAGCTGACGATGCTAATGATGTGTTAAAAGGTTTTTTTGATGGACAAAAGAACATGATAGAAATTTATGGTGCATCTAATGATTTGTGGACAGACCCAGAGTATTTAGCAGAAATAGCATCTCTTACTGCACAAAATGATGGAGATGTTGATGCAGCTGTAGAAGTGTTTGAAGGTACACCTGCTTATGGAGCTATCTTAGAAAGATTAAAAGTATCTGAATCAGAATTACAAGCACAAAAACTTTTAAGGTCAGACCCATTAGGTTTTGGAAACGTAAGAGAAGATAATATATTAAACCTAGAAGGTGCAGTACAAGCATCAGGAGGAAGTATTCCTACAGAAGCTGTACATTATTTAGCAGACTTAGTTACTAAAGGTATTATGACATTAGATGGTGCTAAAAGAAATATCATAGGTGCAACAGATAAATACAGTACTTATGCAGATAAACTAGATGCAGGTTTTGTTGGAGTATTAGAAGGCAAAGATATAACTTTAACTAAAACTGGCGAAGAAGATGTACAAACTTTATTGGATACTTACTTACCTTCTTACTTGCACGGAACTATTGATATAGCTAAAGAAGCAGGTAAGATACGTGCTAATCCAGATTATGAAGATACACTTGTTGCAAGTATGAAAAAAGCTAGGTTTGCTGATTACAATATGTATGACGAAGATGTCAACTGGAATGTAATTTTAGCTGGTAAAAAACAATTGTACAAAACTGTTATGGGTAATGAACCTAAAGAAGATGACCCTGCTTTAGATGCAATTATTAGAATGAATGATACAGGTAAAGCTACATCTTATCTTAGAGAAATAGGATTAGAACAAGGTAATCAAAATGTTATGGCTGATAGAGATAAAGCAGCAATGGCAGCATTTGGTGATGGTACAATAAGAAGTCAAGCATATGTGGAGAATAGATAATGCCAGAAATATTTAGAAAAGACTTAGTAGGTTCATACACTGTAAGTGATTTAGAATATTACGGAGATGGTACTAAAGAAAACCCAGGGTTAATTAATGATAATTATTCTTTACAGCCACAAGCTTATGACAGTGGTAGTACTTCAGGACCTAAATACAGTGCAGAAGAGGGATATACAACAGGTACTGCTTTGTTTCCTTTTTTACCAGAAAAAGTACTTAAAGAATTTTCTAAACAATGGGCGAAATCTGGTGATTCAGAAATTGCATTAGGTGCAACTAGACAAACAGCAGATTGGAAAGCCGAGTTTGGATATTTACAAAGAGATGATGGTTCATTAATAATGGATGAAATATCAGCATTATCTACTAAAGCAACATATGAACAAACATTATCTGAAGTAGGTATTAAAGACTTTAGTGATTTTAAAGATGAATTTGAATCTTTAATAACAAATGAAGTGTCTGGTGCAGAGTTTCAACAACGAATAGATATAACTTATGCAGGTGTTGTTAATCAAATACCAGAAGTAGAAGCACTATTTAGAGATAGATATGATATAAACGTTGATGCACCTACAATATTTGGTGCTTTAATTAATCCAAAGATACAAGATAAAGTATTAGCAGGAGAAATACAAACATTACAGTTACAAGCAGAAGCTAGTTCTAGAGGATTTACTACAAGTTTTTCAAGATTTCAAGAACTTAAAAACAGAGGTTTAAGTCAAGAACAAGCTAGAGGTATTTATCAAACTGCTAATCAAACAATAAGTCAAGCAGAATCTATTGGTAGAGAATTAGATATAAATACATTAGAAGAAGCTACATTAGGTGAGACAAACGCTACTAAAAGATTACAAAAGATATCTGCAGAACTTCAATCTAAACAAGGTATACAATTAGGAGCTGCAAAAATAAATGACGAAGTTACTGGACTTATAGCAGATTAGTGTATAATAGACATTAAGCGTTGCGTGGTCCGCTAATAGACCTGCACTCAGCTTTCAAAGCCTACGTAGAAAGCTCGTATTAAAACCGTAGAGTAATGGACTTATAGCTTTAAGCTACCAGAGAGATAAGTCAAGTGGTAAAGGTAGCACCCCGATAGGATTGCCTATGGTCTTATCTGACAGGTTAATACATAGTGGAGGTACAAAGATGGAAGAATTTGATGCACCAGAAAACGGTGTTAAACAAATGAGAGAAGCTCTCGATAGACAAGCCGAGAAAAATAAAAAGCTTGAAACAGAATTAGCTCTTTATAAAGACAAAGAGATTGATTCAGTTTTTGGTGAGATTGGCTTAGAAACTAACAAGGGTTTTGGTAAGGCGTTAAAGCAAGTGTATGATGGACCTATTAATAAAGAGTCCATTGCAGAGTTTGCTAAGACTGAGTATGGTTTTGAACCAAGCGGTCAAGTACAGAATGAACCACAGACTGAACTTGAACAGCCAGTACAAGACGATGCACGTTCTAGAGTAGCTGCACTTGATGCAAATTCAGTGTCTGATATACCTCAAGATGTCAATGAACAGTTGGCTAACATTCTACAGAATGGGTCTGTTAAGGATTCCTTAGCAGCAAAGCTAAACATCATGGACCAACAAAAATAAAAAATTAATACGACAACATAATACGGAGGTAGAATATGGGAGCAATATCCCTAACTAACAATTCAATTTACTCCCAGAAGATTAATAACTTTTCTGGTGAGTTATTCCGTGTAGGTGGTCAAAGAACTCCTTTCTTGTCAGCAACAGGAGGATTAAACGGAGGTAAGGTTTTACAATCTACTTTCTGGCAAATCCAAGCTGCTGATAGTGCTGTAGTTTCCTCTGAGCCAACAAAAGCTCAAGAAGGTGCGCAGCCAACAGAGTATCTTGGAAGAGATAGAGTCGCTTATACAGGCGTTACTCAAATCTTCCATAAAGGAATTAAGATGACCTACACAGCTATGGCAACATATCAACACCAAAATCCATTCGATTTGAGTGCAAACATTGCAAACTCATCTGATGGTGATGGAACAGTTACAGCTGCTGACAAACTTGCTTTGTCCGGTAGTAACCCAATCGTTGATGAGTTCGCAGAGCAAATGTCTATGGCACTTGAAAAAGTGGCTAGAGAAGTAGAGTGGTTCGCATTCAACGGTACATTCGCAGATGGTGCTAATACAACACCAGGTGCTGGTACAAGAGAAATGCGTGGACTTAACGAGTATTGCGCACTAAACGCTAATGCTAACAATACAGTTGCACCTACATTTGTAGGCGGTAACGTACACTATTGTGATGCATCTGGTGATGGTTCAGGCGCAGATAAAGTACTTTCATGGGATTCAATCTCAGAAGGACTTAAGAGACTATATGATGCTCACGCACCAATGCAGTCTCCTGTACTTTGTGTTACTCCTAAGCAACTACTTGACTTAAATAAAGAACTACTTGCTGGTACAGTTGGTATTACAGGAGCAATCATTCCTAGAGATAGAAATGTTGCTGGTATCGATATTGATACTATTGTAACTCCATTCGGTTCAATCGGAATGATGGTTATAGACCCTAATATCATGCCTGCAAACAGTGCATTTATTTTGGACTTTGCGTTTATACAACCAGTGTTCACAAATATCCCAGGATATGGAACAGTGTTTGTTAGAGACATAGACCAAGATGATTATGCAAGAGTATCAAAAGCTATCTACATGGAAATGGGATACGACTTTGGTCCTCCTTCATATCACTTGCTATTCAAAGACGTAGCTTAAGAATATAGAAGTATTGAAGATTAGGGTAGGAATCCACCTCCTGCCCTTTTCTTCTGCTATAGTAAGGACAACATGCAATTACAAAAACAAGTTTTAATAGACGTTTCAGCAGACAACAGTAACTCTACAGCTGCACAATGTGACGGTTTATTGTTATCAGGGATAGAATTTCCTGCAGCAATGACTGGTTCAAACGTTACATTTGACTTCTCTTATGATGGAAGCACTTGGGTAGACGTAGTAGAAACAGATAATACTGAAGTTACATATGTAGTTTCACCAGGAAACATGGTAAGAGTTGACCCTAGTGGTTGGGCTTTTGCTGCAATAGGTTTCTTAAGAGTAACATCTGATGGTAACGAAGCTGCTGATAGAGAAATTAATTTAGTATTTAAACAAAGTTAGGAGTCGTTGTGAGTAACACAATAGGCAACCTAGTAGACAGGGTATTTAGAGAATACTTAGAACCACCAGAAAGTGTTGAATCATATTCATATTTAACTGGTAATATTTCTAGTACAACACAAAGTACTCTTAATTATGAAGGAGATTTGTTTTCTTCAGAAGAAGAAGATGCTTTAGACGCTGGAGCTATTCTTGAAATAGGTCAAGAGTTAATGTTTTCTAAATCTCTTAATGTTGTAACTAATGAAATAACTGTACAAAGAGGTGCAAGAGGTACAACAGCAACAACACATAATGCTGGAGAGTTAATTAAAATAACTCCTGCTTTTCCTCGTAAAAGTGTATACGATGCAGTATCAGACCAAATTAAAAATTTATACCCCACATTGTATGCTGTAGAAACACAAGCTTTAACATCTGGAACAGGATATAGAGTACTTGGTACTTATGGTAGTAATGTAGATGATAACAATCACATAATAACACCGTTAAAAGCTATTTCACAATACACAGATTGGTCATCAGGCTCAGACCAAACAGGTCTTACTTATAAAGGTGTTGGTGTAGAACTTATACAGTTACCTAATCCTTTTGTTTGGACTGATGAAGGTGGTGTTGAAAGAACTAAAACATACACAACAGGACCTAGTACAGTAAATGCTGTACAATTTTATGGTATTGCTAGTGGACATGAAGTGTTTGTTACTTTTAAAAAGAAGTTTGTTGCTCCTACTAATGAGTCTACAACGTTAGCAACAATAGGTTTAGAATCAGAATATGAACCTATAGTTATGATTGGTGTTGCTGCACAAATGTTAGCTGGCAAAGATATAAATAGATTAAACACACCTTATATTACACAACAGTTAGAAGCACAAAACTTTCCTGTAGGTAGTGGAGGTAGTGTAACAAACAGTTTATTAAGATATCAACAGCTACTTATACAACAAGCTAGGTCTAATTTAAGGTCTAAATATCAAGAACCAGTAACATTTAATAATATTAATTACGTAACATAATGGCTAGAGTAGCGTCAACTTCTAATGTACGTAACCCTAAACGTTATGGTTACGACTGTAGATTAGATAATATTTATTTACGAACAGCTACAGGTCCAGGTAGAGAGTTAACTATACAATCTTCTGATGTACAAGCAGGACAAAATGTTAATGTTAAACAAAATCCTGAAGATTTTACATCTAACTTAGGTCGTATATATTCAAGAAATAATTTTAGTTCTGGTCAAGGATTAGACACAGCACATAGAGCAGATGGTAAACCAGATGATGTTAATAGATTCTGGGATAGTAAAGGTATAGATGTATTTCATGGAGATGATGAAACTTCTTATCATATACATTTACTACATCAAACTGCTGATGTAAACGTTAGAGGTGGAAGTTTACAATTTGCTGGTACTAATAACTATATGACACAAACTACAGATGGAAAGATATGGGTAACTGACAATACAAGTGTATATTACTCTACAGATGCAACTTCATGGACTGAAGTAGCTGCTGGTACAAACAACGCAACACATAACTTTACAGGCATAGCTTCATTTGGTAACAAATTATTTCTTACAACTAAAAATGGTGTAGCAGGTTCACAGTTAATAGAGTTTGATGGTACAAGTACTTGGACTGTACAAACTACTGCACAATCTAGTGCAGGTGGATTAACAGGTGTATGGTTTGTTAAAAATAGATTATGGATTACAGGTAATGATGGTACTGCAGAATACATATGGGAAGCTAGTCCGTTTAATAAATCATGGTCTAGTTCTGATTTACAAGATGCAGACAGCATAGTAGAAGTAGAACCTACACATGAGTTTACAGGTATTATTGATGGTGGTGCAGCAGTATTAGCATCTAGTACAGATGGTACAGTGTATTCTTTTAAACTTACTAGCGGTTCTTTTGTAAACCAAGGACAAACAAAAATACCATTTGAAGAAGTACATTCTATAGAAGCTACTGAAGGTATAGTATTTTTAGGTACTAAAGAAAGTACAACTCAAATTGGAAGGTTGTATAGAACAGAACTTGTAGCAGCTGACGACTTGTATGTATTAGCTAACAGACAGTTAGTAAAAGAATGGGTTGTTACAGGTGTAGATACAACACCTCATGCTATGTTTGTTAGTCGTGATAGTGTGTATATGGGTGTAAAAGAAAAAACTAATGAAGTAAATTTGTGGCGATATTACCTACCAACAGGTGGTTTGGCTAGAGATTTACAAACAACAGGTAACAGTTTTGTTTATGGTATTACACAAAATGCAGGTAAATTTGTAATATCTGTATCAGGTAGTGATGTATATAAAGAACAATCTACATATGAATCTACAGGTTATCTATTGTTATCAGCAGCAGATTTCTTTACAGCGGAACAAAAACAGTTTGTTGGTGCAGAAGTTTCTACTATAAATTTACCTGATGATACATCAGTAAGTTTACAGTATTCAACTAAGTTTGAAGATTTAGATACACCAGAAGCAGCTACATTTACTAATGCTGTTACACAATTAGGTGGTACAGGAGACGAAGAAAAACAAATAGCAGAAGTATCTCGTTATATTATTGGTAAAGTTGTATTAAATTCAACTACTAACACTAATACACCTAAAGTAAAATCTGTACAATTTCGTGCATTAGCTAGACCTGAACTTGTAGTAGCACAGATACCTGTAAACATTAGTGATAGAGTAGAAAGACCAGGTAGAAAGCCTTTATTGGTAAAAGGATTAGGAGATACATTATACAAAACATTAAGTTCTAAAGAAGGTGATTCAGTTACATTAGAATTGTTTCAACCAAAAGAAGTTATTAGAGGAGTTATAGAACAGATAAGTTATCCTATACAATCTAATGAAGTACTAGGAAGTGATACTACTTATGCTATAATCACAGTGCGTGGTACTAGACAAGGTACTATTGAAGAAGTAACATCTATACATACACCAGGTATTGCCGCTTGGGGTATAATGAGATTTGGAGCATAATGGCAGATAGAGCAACACAAATAGTAAACTTTTATGAAACAACTATTACTAATAGTGATTTCAGTGCAGGTGCTACATCATTTACTGTAAATACAGCTCCTACTACTAACGGTAGTACAGGTATAACTTCTGCTACAACAGGTAATCAAAACTCTTGGATTTATTTAGTTATTGACCCAGACTCTACAAGTAACAGAGAAATTGTTATTGTTAAAACACACTCATCTGGTTCGACAACATTTAGTGATGTTGAACGAGATTATGATGGAAGACAAGAAGCTGGTGGAGCTCCAGCAGATACAGGTATTGCTCATGGTATAGGCACGACAGTTAGACTTGCTGTATTAGCTCAACATATACAAGACCAAAACGATAGAGTTGCTACAAATATTTCATCATTAACAACAGCTGTATCAGATTTTAATACAAACAGTGCTGCAGCAATAGTAACTTTTAATAGTAATGGTACTACTGCAATAAGTAATATTAATGCTTCATCAGCTACAGCTATGATTAATAATGCTACTGATGGTACTTCTGCAACTGTAGATGTAGCAGCAGATTACGCGTTAATTTATGATGCAACAGATAGCACAGCTAAAAAAGTTTATGTAAGTCAAGTTGCACCTCCAGTTGAAGTACACCCATTTTTAATTATGGGAGCATAGCATGGGTATATTACTTATGCTTAAAGAAGGTGGAAGTTTAGGAATAGACACTATTGGAAATAAGCCAATAGATGAAGATATAGATTTACTACCTGATACTATTGGTGGTATTGAAATTGATAGACAGTTAATGTTATGGACAGATAGTGGACTTGCATTACAATATCTTGATGTAGATACCTTGCTTTTGGTTGGGGTGTAGTATACTATTAAAGAATATTTAGGAGAATAAAATATGGCAAATGCTTACAAAATATTAGGACAAAATGCAGATGCATCAGCAAATGATGTAACACTGTATACAGTTCCTGCATCTACAGAAACAATCGTATCTTCTATAACTGTTTGCAATCGTGAAAATGCTGCAAATACTTTTAGAATAGCTTTAAAACAAGATGGTGGTGCTGTAGCTGTTGAAGATTATATTGCTTATGATGCAAATATACAAGCTAACGATACTATTACATTAACTTTAGGTCTTACTATGGATGCAAGTGATGTTATTAGTATTGGTGCTTCAGATGCATATGTAACATTCAGTGTTTTTGGCACAGAAATTAGTTAAAAATGTCTGTATCAAGTCTTAAAAATTTAGGATTAACTGGGTCAAAAGGTAAAGATTTAAATTCTTTTGCATCCCCATTAGAAATTGAGTACATAATACTAGCAGGTGGAGGTGGAGGTTCATCAAATGGTGTTAGAGGTGCAGGTGGCGGTGGTGGAGGCGGCTATCGTTCATCAGTAGTTGGCGAAAGGTCGGGAGGTTCTGATAATGGAGCTTCGGGTGCTACTAGTGGAACTGTTGAAAATAAATTTGCACCAGTTAAAGGAACTAACTACACAGTAACTGTTGGCGGTGGTGGTGCTTATGGAGCAACAGGAGCAGTAGGAAGCAACTCAGTTTTTGCAACTATAACTTCAAGTGGTGGTGGAATGGGTGGAAATGTCGGAACAGCTTATCCACGAGGCGGCTCAGGAGGTTGCTCTGGTGGTGGTGGACATGGTCAATCTGAAGTTGGAGCTATTGGAAACTATCAAGGATTTAGAGGTGGAGCAGGACTAGACAACAACCCATTTTTCTCAGGTGGAGGCGGTGGAGGTATCGGAGGAGAAGGCGGAGATGCTCTCAATGGAGGCACAACAGCAACAAGATTTGGAGGAGCAGGTGGCGTTGGAATAACTTCTTCTATTACTGGAACTCCTATAGGTCGTGGAGGTGGAGGCCGAGGAGCTGCTGTTAATACTGCACACAATCTTGGAGCAACTTCTGATGGAGGCGGTGGTGCTACAGTTAACTTAGGTGGTGGCGGAAATGGTAACTCTTCTGCTGGAAGCTCTGGAACAGTTGTTCTTAAATATCCTAACATTTACTCAATTACAGTTGGTGCAGGATTAACTTGGACAGGTAGTGATGAACAAAGTCTTGATGGCGGTGCTTTTAAGTATGCAGAATTTACTTTAGGTACTGGAAGTGTAAGTTTTAATTAGGAGAAAATTATGGCACATTACGCATTTTTAAACGACAACAATATAGTAACAGAAGTTATTACTGGTAAAGACGAAACAGATACCGATACACTTCCTGAAGGTTTTGATAGTTGGGAAGCATGGTATTCAGATTTTCGTGGACAAACTTGTAAAAGAACTTCCTATAACACTTTTGCTAATGCACATAGTGGAGATGGAACTCCTTTTAGAGGTAACTATGCAGGTATAGGACATACTTATGATGCAACTAATGATGTATTTATAGAACCTAAACCTTATGAAAGTTGGACATTAAATGAAGATACTTGGACTTGGAAAGCACCAGTAGATAAACCTGACTTGACTGAAGAACAAGAAGCTGCAGGTAGTGTTTATGTATGGAATGAAGATACAACTTCTTGGGATTTAATTACACCTTAAAACATTTATGATATAATCCAATAATGGATTTTATAATTGGATTTTTGCTAGGGTATTTTTTAAAAGAAATTAGTTCTTATCTTAAAAGAATAAGCAAATACGACCTAGATAGTAACATAGATAAGGAATGGGATTTCCTATCTAGAGATGACTTACCATAAATGACACACAACAATGGCTATACCCAAAAGGAACTTCTCAATATGGTTATTGAACGACTAGACAAAATAGAAGATAAGCTTGATTCTAAATTAGACAAACAAGAATTTTATAAAGTATTAACGCTCATTGTAGCAATAGGTGGAGTTGTAGCAGCCCTTGTAATGTAATGCTAAGAATACTCTTAGCTCT